AATGAACTTGCAAAAACTCATTGGACACAACTCAAGGAAGAAGACCCAACTGAATATATGTTGAAAAGAGATCAATATAGAGAACTTCAGGAAAATAAAAGAACAGTTGAAGATGAACAGAAAGACCTTCAGCTTAAATCACAACAAGAAAATCAAGTTAAGTGGCAAGAAGAACTTGGCAGACAGCAAGAAATTATGGTTCAAAGACTACCTGAATGGACTGATCCTGATAAAGGCCCAAAACTTAAACAAAATATAAAAAGTTTTGCAGTCAAAAAAGGATTTACCGAACAGGAAGTTAGTAGCTTAATTGATGCAAGGTCTGTAGATGTTCTACACAAAGCTATGTTGTATGAAAATCTTTTAGCAACTAAGATTTCTGGAAAGAAAACTAAAGTTGTTCCTAAAGTTACTAGACCTGGTTCTCCAGCATCTAAAGGTGAAATCTCTGGTGATAAAGTTAAGGCACAAAGAGCAAGACTAAAAAGATCAGGACACTTAAATGATGCTTCAAGTCTCATTGAGAGTCTTATGAGAAAATAGTCTAATACTATAACTTTTTTATAAAGGTAATCAAAAATGGCAATTTATACAAATGCGTATGAGACCTTCGATTCTGCTGACAGAAGAGAAGACTTGGCGAATGTTATTTATAACATCTCACCAACAGACACTCCATTTATGTCTTCTATTGGAACTGGTTCAGCTTCCTCTACACTACATGAATGGCAAACAGATGCACTAGTAGCAGCAGCTACTAATGTTGTAATGGAGGGCGATAATGCTCCTTCAAGGGCTTTAGTTGCAACTACTAAACTACTTAACTATACTCAGATTTCTACGAAACCTGTTGTAGTTACTGGTACTCAAGAAGTTATCAATAAAGCTGGAATGACATCAGAGATGGCTTATCAAATAGCTAAAGCTGGTAAAGAACTAAAAAGAGACATGGAGTTCGACTTAACAGGTGTTAATGTTGCAACTGTTGGTTCATCAGGCACAGGCCGTAGACTTAGAGGTCTTGAAGCATGGTGCAATACTAATGAATCTCATGGAGCTGGTGGTTCTACACACAGTACAACTGGTGCAGTTACAGATGGAACTCAAAGGGTTCTGACTGAAGCATTGGTTAAAGCAAACTTAAAACTTTGTTATGACCAAGGTGGTAATCCTGACTTAATGTTAGTTGGATCATTCAACAAACAAAAAGTATCAGGTTTTACTGGCAACTCTACTCGTATGGACATGGCAGAAGATAAAAGTTTAGTAGCTACTATCGATGTTTAAGTTTCTGACTTCGGTGAAGTTAGAGTAGTAGCTGATAGAATCTTGAGAAGTTCTGGAAGAACTACTCATATCTTAGATACTGAAATGTGGTCAACTAATATGTTGAGACCTTTTAGTGTTCAAGACTTAGCAAAAACTGGTGATGCTGAAATCAAACAATTAATAGTTGAATACACTCTCGTTTCTAAAAACGAAGCTGCTTCAGGTAAAATTGCTGATTGCACAACATCGTAACTTAAACATTTCATAACCTCATAAGGTTATTGTCTAGGGGTAGGCTTGGTTTCCTACCCCACCTCAGATACATTAATGATGACCTTGAAGAAAGTATCGCTTCGGAACGAGGTTATTAATATTGGAGAAATTTAATGAGAACATTAAATGATTATTTTTTAAAAGGCGAGATAGCAAATTTATCTGCTGGTGCTAGTTCTTTTGTAGTTGTTCCTGATGGTGGAAGAATTATAAAAATTACAGCTATGGGTAGAGGAGCTATAACCAGTGCAGCAGCTGCATTATCTTTTGAGTTAGGTGGCGTTGCAATAACTGGTGGTGGCATTACATTCGCACACGGCAGTTCAGCAAACGGAACTACTTATTCATCTGTACCTACAGCACTTAATAATGTTGAAGAAGGAGATACAATCGAAATGATTACAGATGGTGGTTCAACTAACGCTGTATTAGCTGAAATAACATTTTGGATTAGGAGATAAAAAAAATGAGCAACTGGAGCTTTGGACAACAGGTTATAAAGAATCACACGATTACTGTAACCCAAACAGGTACAAACAGAACAGATGCTTTTAGTGCAGGTGTTACTTATGTAAGAGTTACATCTAATACAACAGAAGTATTTGTTGATTTTGGTAAAGCTACTACATCGGCAGTAGCAACTGGAGTGCGTTTAGTGGCTAACGAACCTAAAACTTTCAAGGTTAGTAATCTTGACAAGATGTCTTGTATTGCAGCTTCAGGTTCACCGATAGTTTACATTGAGGAGCTTAGTGAGTAATGAGTAGAAAGTTAGGAGATGGACAAACATTTCATTTTCATTCTGCTGATGGCACAAGTGCTATCCAACATAAGTCGGAAGACTTAACTAAGTTACTTGACCAAAACAAAAGATTGCAACAGGAAGACCATCATATAAAAGATGAACTTCGATTATCTGCTAGGATTCCTGTTACAATTTACTATGAATGGAAGAATAAATTTGGTGTAGATTTATATGACAAGAACCACGCACCAGCAGTTAGGAAATTACTAAACAGTCCTGACTATAGATATTTAAAAACAACATCGAGGGTAATCTAATGCCAATGGAATTTAAAAAAGAAAAAAACTATGGGGTACACAACTCATATACTGACATTAATCCTTATAAAGAAGATGAAGCAAGAACATTCCGAAATTTAGCAAAAAATACTACATTAACTGAAGAATACGACACAGGCACAAGTAAATATTCTGCAAGTTTAGGCAGAGATACTAGGTCGATAAGTTATAAAAATGATAGTGGTGTTAAAGCAAAAGTTAGTAGAGGAAAAGATGGAAAAAAAATTAAAATATCATATTCTGGGAGATTTTAATGGCAATATCAACATATGCAGAATTAAAAACATCTATAGCTTCTTGGCTAGATAGAAGTGATTTAACAGATGTTATCCCTGACTTTATTGCTTTAGCCGAAACAAGGCATAAAAGAGATTTTAAGATCAGGAGAATGGAAACTAGAGTAACAGCTAATACAATTTCAGGAACAGAATATTATTCTCTACCTGATGATTATATAGCTATGCGTAACATTAAATTAAACTCTGATCCTAAAACATCATTAGAATATTTAACGCCTGAAATTATGGACAGACTTAATGCTGGAAGTAGCACAGGTATGCCTAAAGCCTATTCAATAAAAGGCAACACTATACAGCTTAGACCTTTGCCTGATGGGGTTTACGAAATAGAAATATCTTATTACAAAACATTCGCAGCTTTATCAGATTCAAATACAACAAACGATATGCTTACTCATCACCCTGATGTTTATTTATACGGAGCGTTAGTTGAAGCAGAGCCTTATTTACAAAACGATAAAAGAATACAAACTTGGTCTGGATTTTACGACAGAGCAAAACAAGACATAATAACTTCAAACGAAAGAGATAGGCACTCTGGCACAGCACCAGTAACAAGAATTGATTACGGATTATATTAATGACTACCTGGACTATAGTTGCTAATACATCTACTGGTTATTTTGAAACAGAAAATAATTTAGATTTATTGGTAACAGAAAATGAATTAGTTTTTCAACAGGAAGGTTCTAATGCAATAGCTCCTGATGACTGGCAAGATGTACCAGCAACAGTAACCACAACATGGGTAATACAATAAATGGCAACACAAAAATTTAGTGATTTAACGGCAACAACAACCCCTAACAGTGCATCTGTTTTTGCAATAGCCTACGATGGCTCTAGTCTTGGCGTTACATTGTCAAACATTGCAGCTAACTTACCTGCTACAACAGCAACAAGTCTTACAACTTCTGGAAACGCTACTATAGGTGGCGACTTAACCATAACAGGCGATGATCTGTTTATGGCAACTAATACCAGTGGCGCAGCTTTAATAGCCGATGGAACGAATTTTAACCCTGTAGTTATATCAGGTGATTTAACAATATCAACAGGTGGTGTTGCAGCTATAGGAAGTGGCGTAATTATTAACGCTGATGTAAATGCTTCAGCAGCAATAGCCTTTTCTAAGATGGCAAACTTAACAGCATCAAGACTGTTAGTGTCAGATGGTAATGGAGATGTTAGCGTATCAGCAGTAACTTCTACAGAAGCAGGTTATTTAGATACTGTCTCTTCAAATATACAAACACAATTAGATTCTAAAGCAGCATCTAACTATGTACCTACAACGATTACAGTTGCAGATGAATCATCAGATACTACTTGTTTTCCTTTATTTACAACAGCAGCAACTGGTGATCTCGGCCCTAAGTCTGCTTCAGGTTTAACTTTTAATGCTAGTACAGATGTATTGTCAGGAACTTTTGCAGGAAACATTACAGGTAATGTAACAGGTAATACTTCAGGCACATCAGGTTCGACTACTGGAAATGCAGCAACAGCAACATCAGCAGCAACTCTTACAACAGCAAGAAATATTGGTGGCGTAAGTTTTAATGGCTCGGTAAATATAAACTTACCAGGTGTAAACACAGCAGGTTCACAGAACACAAGTGGTACAGCAGCAGGACTATCAGCAACCCTTGCAGTAGGAAGTGGTGGTAGTGGAGCAACAAGTTTAACAGCTAATGGTGTATTAATTGGTAATGGTGCAAGTGCAGTTACAGCAGTTGATATGTCTACCAAAGGAAAGATTTTAATTGGTGATGGATCTGGTAATCCACAGATGTTATCAATAGGCAGTAACGGACAAGTATTAACAGCAGCATCAGGAGAAGCAACTGGAGTTTCATGGGCAGCAACAGCAGCAACTATTACACCTCCAACTATAAGTGGAGTTTCACCAAGCACTATAGAAAATACAGCAACTAATGTAACGATATCAGGTGGAGCTTTTGTTACTATTCCTGGAGTAGAAGCACAAGCAAGTACAGGAGCTATAATTACAGCAAATACAGTTACCTTTACTAATGTAAGTACCTTAGTGGCTAACTTTACTTTACCAGTAGATGGAACATATTTTATTAGAGTAGAAAATCCTGATGGATTAGCTGTTCGTTCAAGTTCAGCAATACTTACAGTTTCAGATGCACCTACATGGAATACAACATCAGGAACTCTTGGTAGCTTTGCTGCTGGTGCAAGTGTATCAGCTTCAGTGTCAGCATCAGGTGATGCTACTTTAGCTTACTCAAAAGTATCAGGAAGTTTTCCAGGTGGTTGCAGTATAAACAGTTCAACAGGTGCAATTACAGGCACTGAATCAGGGGCTTCTGCTTCGACTACCTATAACTTTACATTAAGAGTTACAGATGGACAAAGTCAAACAGCAGACAGAGCATTTAGTATAACAATAGAAGTTGGCATGGCTAACTCAATGGCATTTAACTAAGAGGACATTATGGGATTAGTAGCAACATCATATTTAAGCAAAACACTAGATGCAAGTAACAGAAAGACTTGGACATTTTCTACATGGTTAAAAATTCCTTCTATGATTGCTGATGACCAAGTTATATGGGCAAATAGTTATTCAGCATCAAGTGCAAACTTTGCTTACATTGCTATTACTTCTACTTTTGAAATAGAATTGCAAGGATATGTTAGTGGA